CCGTGGGATGGGCGCCGTGATGGTGGCAGACCTCTCCGCCGCCATCGCATCCGCCAAGGCACAGCATCGCGCCGATCGGATCGCTGCCGCCCGTGATCGGCAGGGCGCCTCTGATTACTCCCACCTCTCCTGCCGCTTCTGAGGCAGGGGGGCGCCCCGTTCGTGCGTTCGCAGACCGCAGTGCCCCGCCCGTGCGGGGTGGCGGGCGCCCGCGCCGTGCCCCGTTTTAAAAACCCAACACTACCCTAACCTACAAAGTGTTACGGAAGCGAGAGAAATATAACACTCAAAATAAAAAAATCGCCCGTTATAAAAATCTTCTCAAAAGTCTCATAAGTCATATATAATACCGAAAAAGAAAAAAGTATATCACTGAAATGAGAAAAAAATCGCCAGAAAATTTTGAAACTCTACAGGTCGATCCTATTTCAGGAGACTACTATCTCGTAATACCTGAATGGGTTGCGAACGAACTCTCTTGGTATGAAGATACTGAGATTTCATTTGACATTGAGGGTAATGAAGTAGTTTTATCCGAACACACTGAAGACTTTTGAGTCATTGACAACCTCTATATAATATGTTATGATCTTTGATGTAATTACATTCAATTATGGCTAAAGGATTTACTGTTAAAGCAAAAACTCCCGTAGTTGCCAAGGGTTCCACTGGTTCTGGAGAAGAGTGGGACTACAATAAAGCTAGGGAAATAATCCGTGGAAAATCAATCGTGTTCTGTCTTCCAGGGCGCGGTGTTTCTTACACGTATCTAAAGAATTTCGTACAACTCTGTTTTGATCTCGTTCAATCTGGTGCGAGTATTCAAATTTCACAAGACTATTCGTCAATGGTGAACTTTGCACGTTGCAAATGCCTAGGTGCAAATGTTCTTCGCGGTCCCGATCAAATTCCCTGGGACGGTAAACTACCATATGATTATCAACTCTGGATTGATAGTGATATTGTATTTAATACTGAAAAATTCTATCAACTCGTTTTGATGGATAAAGATATTGCCGCTGGTTGGTATTGTACCGAAGATGGTGTCACAACATCAGTCGCTCACTGGTTGGAAGAAGACGACTTCCGCAATAATGGTGGTGTAATGAATCACGAAACTCTTGAGAGTATCTCAAAGCGTCGTAAGCCATTCACCGTTGATTATACGGGATTTGGTTGGCTTCTGATTAAGCACGGTGTATTTGAAGATGAGGGCATTAAGTATCCTTGGTTTGCTCCAAAGATGCAAGTCTTCGAATCTGGAGAGGTTCAGGACATGTGTGGAGAAGATGTTTCATTCTGTCTCGATGCCATTGCCGCTGGGTTTGAAATCTGGTGTGATCCTCGCGTAAGAGTCGGTCATGAAAAAACTCGCATCATCTGATCTGAGTAATCCGAACATGGTACATAAGTATAACATTCTCTGTAGAGGTCGTAAGATTTACAGAAATCTCTCAGAGGATGAATACTTCAATATTATGGAGGATCTGTCAATCGAATATTATGAGACAGGTTCTCCAAATCCAAATGAACTTGAAACTGAAATTATTTCTGATTATAAGGAGAATAGTTAAATGGCAGCAAAATCTACAGGTGGTTTAAATAAGAGAACTTCTTATAGTCCTGGGCCTCCTAAAAAGTCTCGTCAGGGACAAGGTGCAGGAACTAAACTTTCCGCTACGTCTCGCAATGTGGCGGGTAAAAGGTATAGAGGACAAGGAAAATAGATAAATGTATTTCTTAGATGGGCGTGATGAATGGAAGAATATCCACACTAACGACCTCTGGATTTACAATAAATTATTTCTAGGTCGGGTTTTAGGTTATAACTGTGGTCCAATTGGGACTCCAGTTCCTAAACCCGACCTTTATATTGTGCGCCCGTCCTTTAATTTATTGGGAATGGGGCGTTTTTCTCGTATCGAATGGATTGAGAACTATACGGATCACTTTCATCCTGCCGAATTTTGGTGTGAGATCTTTGAAGGAGAGCACCTAAGTGTTGATTTTCACAATCAAAAAGCAGAATTAGTTGTTTTAGGTGAAAGAGATACTAGTGATCCTCTTTATAAATGGAAAAAATGGACTAAAATTGATAAAAAAGTTGAATTTCCATCAATTTTAAATGACTTGGTGGGGAATTATGAATGGATTAACTGTGAATTTATCAATGGAAACCTAATTGAGGTTCATTTTCGCCGTAATCCTGACTTTAGATATGAAAATAGCATTGCAATTCCCATATGGGACGATACCTCTGAAGAAGATTATGAGGACTACCGCTTCATACAGGACTCAGAATTCAATCGAAGGGGATTTTACATAAAATAAATAGATTTTTTACGTTTCTTGGGCGATTGGAAAAGTTTTCTATGGGGAATCATCTCCTCTTAGAGGTATATGATGTTGATTATCACCTCTTAAATGATGGCATCAGTATTCAAGAAACAATGGAGCGCGGAATAAAACGTGCAGGAATGACAATTCTTAACATATTTCAACATTGTTTCTATCCACAAGGCATTACAATCGTAATTGCACTTTCAGAAAGTCATGTTTCTTGCCATACATGGCCTGAAAAGGGTGCAATTGCCATTGATGTTTATACTTGTGGTGAAGGAAATCCAAAACTAATCGCTCTAGAACTACTAAAATACTTTAATTCTGAAAATTATAGTCTTAGATACCTCTATCGTTAACATTTTTTCTATATAAGTTAGAATCAACTACGAGGGATGGCAACCCCTCTAAAAGTTCCATTACTAACTTCGGAGAAAGTCTAATGGCAACAAGCAACGTTGATAGAAATAGTGACTACATGCACCAAATGTGGGGTACAGATCATCTTGCAACTGATTACGTTCAAAATCAAGAACCAAAAAAAATTATTCAAGAGATCATGCATGATGAAATTGCAAAGAATAAATTTAAATTGACCGAACAATTACACTCCAAAATTCGTAATGATGCGGATTATGACGATTGGGAGTATGGAACTGAACCAAATTATGGGGGATCCTGGAAGTAGACATAAATAAAATCAGAAATTTCTGACCAATAAATGGCCGTTCAGAGGATATCAAGAGCATTTAAGGATATTAGTCTTTCTTTTGATCCACATCCCGTTACTAAAGATTTACCTGTCCTCAAAAATGAAGCTGCTATTCGAAGAGCGGTTCGCAATTTAGTAGAAACAATCCCAACAGAGCGTTTTTTTAATTCTTTGTTGGGATCTGATATAGAATCGAGTTTATTTGAGTTTGTAGACTATGCATCTGCATCTGTAATTAAAAATCAAATTCTAAATACAATCAAAAATTTTGAACCAAGAGTGAGTAGCGTTCAGGTTGAGGTAAATCCAAAACCAGATTTAAATTCATTTGACGTAACTATCGCTTTTGAAATCGTCGGTCAAGATGTTCCAGCACAAACGTTTACATTCATATTAGAGGCAACAAGATAAAATGCCTTTTACAAAATTTACAAGTTTAGATTTCGATCAGATAAAGACATCCATTAAGGATTATCTTCGTGCAAATTCCACTTTTACGGACTTTGACTTCGAAGGTTCTAATTTCTCTGTCTTGATCGATACGTTAGCGTATAACACATATATTACTGCATTTAATACCAATATGGTTGTTAACGAATCCTTTCTGGATTCGGCAACTCTTCGTGAAAATGTTGTTTCTCTGGCAAGAAACGTTGGTTATGTACCACGCTCCAGAACCGCCTCTAAGGCAGCAGTTTCATTTAGCGTACCAACTGCAGCAACTAGTCCTACAATCACTCTACAGGCGGGCCTAGTGTGTGTAGGTGCAGTAAATGATACCTCGTACATTTTTTCCATTCCAGAAAGTATCACAACAACTATATCTGGTGGGACTGCAACTTTTGGATCAACTACAGACCCCATCTACATTTATCAGGGAACTTTTCTTAAGAAGCAATTTACCGTTGATGGATCTTTAGATCAGAGATTTATTTTAGATAACTCGTTTATTGATAGTGCAACGATTATAGTTAAAGTCAAGGGTCCTTCAGATTCGGGAGAAGGTAGAGAATATAAGCAAGTTGATAATATTTTAAATGTTAATGGTTCATCCGAAATCTATCTAATTCAAGAAGTACAGGATGAGAAGTACGAACTTCTTTTTGGTGACGGAATAATTGGTAAAAAATTAGAAGATGGTAGTATTATTACTGCAACGTATATCCTTACTGATGGTAAAGATGGTAATGGACCATCACAGTTTTCATTTTCTGGAACTTTTAGAGATTCTTTAGATAAACAAATTATTCCATCTGGATCCATTTCGATCAATACTATTTCTGCAGCATCAAATGGTGGTGATATTGAATCTATAAATTCCGTCAAATATTTTGCACCTCGATTATATTCGGCACAATATAGAGCAGTTACTGCTAGGGATTATGAAACGATTATCCAATCAGTATATCAAAATACAGAATCTGTTTCCGTTGTTGGTGGTGAAGAATTAGTCCCACCACAGTTTGGTAAAGTTTTAATTAGCATTAAACCCAAGAATGGGGATTATGTTTCTGACTTTGATAAACAAACAATTCTTTCCAAATTGAAGCAATATTCTTTGGTTGGAATCAAACAAGAAATCATTGATCTTAAGATTCTATATGTTGAACTTGATAGTTATGTTTATTACAATGCTTCTCAAGTTTCAAACGTTAATGACCTAAAAACGAAGGTTATTAATGCACTTACAACTTATTCCAATTCTGTTGATGTTAATAAATTTGGTGGCAGATTTAAGTATAGTAAGATTCTTCAACTAATTGATAATACTGATGTTTCAATTACATCCAACATTACTAAGGTTATTATAAGAAGAAATCTTGTTGCTTCTCTAAATCAGTTTGCACAGTATGAATTATGTTTTGGAAACGCATTCCACGTTGATCCAAAAGGATATAATATCAAGAGTACTGGATTCACTATTTTTGGAGAGACAAGTACTGTATATCTAACAGATATACCAAATGTAGATCGTTCTTCTGGAATAATTTCTATTGTTACTCAGGATGTTGGAAGTAGTGCAATTAGGGTTGTCAATAAATCGGTAGGAACTATAAATTACAAAACTGGGGAAATCCAAATATCTACTGTAAACATAACTTCAACAGCATTAGAAAATCATGTTATTCAGGTTCAGGCATATCCAGAATCTAATGATATTATTGGATTGAAGGATCTTTATCTCAGTTTTAACGTTTCAAGTAGCAAGATAAATATGATTAAAGATACTATTTCTTCTGGAGAGCAGATATCTGGCGTCGGATTTAAGTCAATTTCAAGTTATTCAAACGGAGATCTAAAGAGGCAGTAATATGATATCAACTGGTTTTGATGCAAGAGTAAAAGTAAATCAAATAATTGAAAGTCAACTCCCAGAATTTTTACTCTCAGAAAGTCCAAAAGCTGTCGATTTCTTTAAGCAGTACTATATTTCTCAAGAATTTACTGGCGGTTCTTCTGACATTTCAGAGAATTTAGATCAGTATTTAAAGCTTGACAATTTGACCCCAGAAGTTATTACTGGGTCTACAAAACTGTCGTATGAAATTTCTTCAACATCTGGTGTAGTCACAGTTACATCAACTAAGGGGTTTCCACCTGAATATGGATTGCTAAAAATTGGTGATGAGATTGTTACATATACTGGCATAACTACGAATACTTTTACAGGATGTATTCGTGGTTTCTCTGGTATTAGTAGCTATCATTCGGATTCAAATCCAGAAGAATTAGTCTTTTCTTCAACTAGTGCTGCTAATCATGCTTCTAATGCAGTAGTTGAAAATTTAAGCGTAGCATTTTTAAAAGAATTTTATAAAAAATTAAAATTTTCATTAACTCCTGGTCTAGAGGACCAAGATTTCGTTTCTGACTTGAATGTTGGAAACTTTATTCGCCAAGCTAGAGGGTTTTACCAGGCAAAGGGTACAGAAGAATCTTTTAGAATTTTATTCAATATTCTTTATGGGGTTACACCCAAAATTATTAATCTCGATAGTTTACTTTTAAAACCATCTTCAGCTTCTTTTATTAGAAGAGAAGTTGTAATTGCAGAAAGAATTAGTGGCGACCCAAATAAACTTGTAGGACAAACAATATTCAAATCAACAGATTCTGGAACTAAAGCATCAATTTCCAATGTTGAGATCTTAACTAGAGGCAAAAAAACCTATTATAGAATAGATTTGTTTGTTGGATTTAGTGATGCTGATGTTGTAGAAGGTAATTTTACAATTTCTCCGAAAACAAGAGTACTTGATACTGTTCCAATTGGTTCTTCTGTTATTACAGTTGACTCCACGATTGGATTCAATCAGTCAGGAACTGCTATATGTGGTGATAATACTATCACATATTCGGATAAAACTATAAATCAATTTTTAGATTGTAGTGGTGTTACATCAATAATTACTCCATCAACCGATATTAGATCTGATGAAGTTTATTATGGGTATGAAAATGGCGACACTAACTCAAAATCAGAAATAAGAATTACGGGAGTTTTGTCTGATTTTAAGGAATTAAACAAAATTGAAGAAGTAATTGTTGGTGAAAATATCTTAGTTAAAAATCTAGGGGAGTCAATCACAAATCCAGATTCAACTAATAAATCTTATAAACAATTATTTGCAAATTCTTGGATCTACAATACAAGTTCTAGATTTAATGTTCTTAATATTTCGGGAACAACATTTACTTTAGGAACAGAAATTGACGAATCCAGTTTAAAAATTGGAGATATTGTTGATATCTTAGTTACAAATACTCAAAATATTATTTTTTCGGGTGCTGTAGTTGCGAATATTAATAAAAATAACAAACAAATAACTCTCGATAATATTATTGGATTTGTTCCTTTAACATCAATTGACTATGATGTACGAAGAAAGGTCAATAAGTCTTCAGCAGTAAATGTAGATATTCAGTATGGTAATAATGAAATTACATCTGATGTTCAGAATGTTTATAATGAATCCGATCAATATTTTTATGTGGCATCAAATTCATTACCATCGTATTCGATTGAAAAAGAATTTGTTGAAGCAACCATCACTAATGCTTTAGGTAATAATAGTTTACAAAATGTTGATATAGAGACTCAAAAGTATTCGATAATTTCTTTTGCAAGTCCTGTCCCATTTATCACTGGTGATAAGATTGTTTATAGTTCAACTAATGGGGATATTCCTGGTTTAGTTTCTGGGTCCAATTATTACGTTAAAGTATTAACTTTAACTAATCAAATTAAACTTTATGCATCAAGATCTTTTATTGAGATTGATGATTATCTTCAATTTTTTGAATTGAAGACTTCGGGATCTCATACTTTTACATTAGCATCACAAAAAAGTAGAAAAATTTTCCCACAAAAATTACTTAAAAAATTTCCACTTTCTCAAAATATTAAAAACGGTAGAAATCAAAAGACCAGTACTGGTTCTGTAGGTTTACTTGTAAATGGTGTTGAACTAGTTAATTATAAATCTGATGAGAAAGTTTATTATGGTCCAATTGATAGCATCACAGTTTTTAATAGTGGTGAAAATTATGATGTTATCAACCCACCAAATATTGAAGTTGCTCCAAGTACTGGAGTTCAGGCTCTTATTACTCCAGTTGTTAGTGGTATAGTAACATCCGTTTTAGTTGACCCACAGGATTTTGATATTTCTGATGTTATTTCAGCAACAATAACTGGTGGAAATGGTAGTGGATGCCAACTTCAACCAATTTTAGAGGAAAGATATAGAACTGTTTCCTTTGATGCTAGAGTCACCTCACAATCTGGTGGCGTAGATGTCAATCAAGAGACTATTAGTTTCTTGATTAACCATAATTTTAAAGATGGACAGGCAATTGTTTATAATAACAATGGCAATTCAAATCTAGGAGTTGCAACATATTTTGGCGGAAATTTTGATCAGGGAAACTATCTAGTAAATGGTAGTACATATTATGCAAAAATTTATAATAACAAAACAATTCGTTTACACCCAAAATTTACCGATTATCTTTCGGGTATTAATACTGTTGGTTTTAGTACTATCAATGCAGTAGGAGTTCATAAATTTAGAACATTTGATTCTAAGAAAACTTTAAAATCGATTAAAGTATTAAATCCTGGGAGTGGATATGAAAATAGAAAACTATATGTAAAACCAGAAGCAATTTCTACAACTCAGGATTGGATAACTTTCAGCAATCACAATTTTAAAAATGGTGATATTGTTACATATTCAAATACTGGATCTGTAGTTTCTGGTCTTTCAACTTCGAACCAATACTATATCATTAAAAATGACAATGATACTTTCCGTTTATCTAATGCTGGAATTGGTGGAACTATAACCTCAAATTATATTAGAGAAAGTTTTGTCAAATTAAATTCTCAAGGATCGGGATATCATATTTTTGCATATCCAGAAATTTCATTAAATATAAACGTTTCTTATGCAACTAGTTCCGTTGGAGTCATAACTGCAACTCCTATTGTTAGGGGGGAAATAATTGATGCGTATCTTTATGAAAGTGGTAGTAAGTATGGATCAACCACAATAAATTTAAACAAAAAACCACAAGTTAGCATCAAAACTGGAAACGGGGCAGAATTAAAGGCATTTGTTGTTAATGGATCAATTGTCAGCGTTCAGGTCCTTGCCGCAGGAAGTAATTATAATGCATCTCCAGATTTGACTGTTGTTGGAGAGGGGAGTGGTGCGATTTTAAGAGCAAAAGTTTCTGGTGGTGCTTTAACAGATATTGTCATAATTAATGGCGGATCAAACTATCTTCAAGAAACTACATCAGTAAAAATTAATCCCCCAGGAAAAAATGCATTTATTGATGTATCAATTAGATCTTTAACTATTAATTATTTTAATCGTTTTGGTAATGAAGTTCTTTTACCAAGTAAAAATGATATTGGATATGGATGGATCGGGTATTCTACAAGTATTGCATTAGAACAATTTAATGATAATGGATCAACTCATTCTCCAATTATTGGATGGGCGTATGATGGAAATCCAATTTATGGACCATATGGATATTCAGATTCGGAAGATGTTGAATCTCCAATTAAATTATTGAACTCGGGATATATTCTAAATTCTTCATTAATTTCGGATCGTCCATCTGGATTTTCACCAGGATTTTTTGTTGAGGATTATGTATATAATGATTCTGGAGATTTGGATTATCATAATGGAAGATATGCAAAAACACCCGAATTTCCAAATGGTGTCTACGCATATTTTGTTGGGATTGGAACTGATCAGGCAACAAATACATTGGTTCCAAAATTCCCATATTTTATTGGAGATACATACAGATCTACAGTAATTGAAGACAATTTTCTCAATTTAGATCAAACTTTTGATTTTAATAATTCCAATTTAATCAGAAATACTTATCCATATAAAGTAAATCAAGAATATGCCGATAATGATTTTATTGTAGAATCTAATGAGATTACCAATCAATCTCTAATTGTTGAATCTACAACAAAAGGTTCTATCAATTCGTATGAAATTTTAGAAGCAGGTGATGGATATTCTATCGGAGAATCTGCCGTTTTTGATAATTTAGAAACAAATGGGGGAGGTCTTAGTGCCGAAGTTTCTTCCCTAACTGGTAAAGAAATTGGAAATATTCAAACACAAACACAAACTTATACCGATGCAATCTTTACTTGGAAAGATAATAGTAATGTAGAGGCAACTGTTTACCCATATCATAATCTTCTTGATCAAGAAAATATTACTATTTCTGGTCTATCAACCTATGTTCCAAAATTAACAGGTTCTCATAAAATCGGTGTTTCTACAGAAACAATAGTTGTATTTAAAGAAATTCCAACAAACTCAAGTTCTGGTATAGTAACTGACATATATGTTTCTACTATTTCAAATACCATCTCCATTGGTAGTACGATTGGTATAGGAACAGAATTTATGTCTGTTCTCAATGTTTTTAAAGATAGGAATATTCTTAGAGTTAAAAGGGGAGTAACAGGTGTTGCACATACAATTAGAACAAGAATTGATATTTTAGCGAATAAATTTACTATTCCTATTAATATTGATTATTTTGATTCGAAAGTAAATGATAATGTATTTTTTAATCCAAAGTATTCTGTTGGTATTGGATCAACATCTGGATCTACTTCTTTAGTTTCAGTTTCTATTGGGGAAACCGCACAAAATATTTCTATTCAAAATGGAACGATTTATATTCCAAATCATCCATTTAAAGATAATCAAGCAGTTAGACTTGTAATGCCATCTAGTGGCATTGGATACACTTCATTATCTGTTATTGGTGGAGGATCTACTATAGGTCCAGCAGATTATATTCCAAAAAATGATTCACAAATAGTATACATTATTAATAATGGAAAAGATTTTATTGGAATTAAAACTCAAGTTGGTCTATCAACTGGAGTTTACTTCTTAAGTAATGGAAGTGATAATTTTGAGTATTATTTAAAAGCACAATATCCATCTACTACAGGAAAGGTTGAAAAGAATAAAACTGTGGTTTCCGTTTCCACAGATCATGGGTTATTGAATGGGGATATTATTTCATTAAAAGTCAAACCAGATCTAACAATTGGAATTGGAACTTCCACATTTGTCAAAATAAAAGTCAATAGTGGTGAGGATAAGATTCTTATCAATCCAATTGGATTTGGATCAGATTCAATCAATACATTTTCAGGTACAATTAATATTCCATCTCATGGATATTCGACGGGAGATAAAGTTTTTTATACTGCAACTGATTTAATCGCATCAGGATTAACAACTTCATCTTATTATGTTTATCGTATTGATGACAATAACATTAAACTTTCAGAAACGTATAAGGATCTTCAATTAAATCCACCAATAAATGTAAGTATTGCTTCTAGTGGTGGAAAAAATCAAGAGTTAAATCTAATTAATCCACCAATCAATACTATAAAAGGAAATAATTTAAAATTTGACCTATCGGATTCTTCTTTGGTTGGATATAAACTGAAAATTTACTATGATATTAATTTAGAAAATGAATTTATTTCTGTTGGTGCAACTAATTTTGCACTAGTAAATACTGGAACTATTGGTATAACTACCGATGCTACATTGGTTATTAGTTATGCTGATAATATTCCATCAAAACTATTTTATGCATTAGAAAAAACTGGTTATATTAGCACATCTGATAAAGAGGTGGTTAATTATTCGCAAATATCTTTTGTAGATAGTCTTTATGATGGCACATATAAAATTGCTGGAGTTGGAGCAACAACTTTTGAGTTATCACTCGCACAAAAACCAGAAAGATCTTCATACACAATCAATGAGTGTAAGGAATTAACATATTCAACAACATCATTGACCGCAAAGGGTGGTGTTAATAAAATGAAGATTGTTTTTGGTGGATTTGGATATAAGAGATTGCCACTATTCAAGTCTATTAATTCGGAAACTGGTATAAATGTAAATATTAATATACTTTCAAATAATATTGGCAATATTAAAGACATTAGAATCTTAGATCAAGGTTTCGAATATGCTTCGGACAAGACTCTAAGACCTGAGGCATTAATTTCTCCACTATTAACTTTAGTTGATAATACTGAAATAAGTAATGTTGAAATTCTTTTTGCTGGTAAAAAATATACATCTGCTCCAGAAATTGTTATTTTTAACCCATCTTCAAAAGAAATTATTAACAGTGGATCTATAAAAGCAAATGTTTATTCCAATTCACTAAGCGATGTTGAAATTGTTGAGAAACCTAAAGGATTAAATTCGGTTAATCATGAACTTTATACTGTTAATAACAGTAATGGTGTAGGTATTAGTACTTTAATATCTGGAATTGGAATTGTAACTTGTTTCTTATCGACACCAGCTCTTGGATTTCAAATACCTCCATTTGAAATTGGAGATAAAATTTTTGTTGAAGGAATTCAAAAAAATAACGATAAAGGAGATGGATTTAATTCTATAGATCATAGTTTTACATTTTTTACTGTCGATAATTTTATTAATGTTATTCCAGCAAGATTGGAGTTTGATATTTCTAGAGCAACTAATAATCCAGGATTGGCAAAAACAGATCAATTATCTTTTGCTTCAATTATTAATAAATCAGATTATCCCACTTTTAGAGTTACTCAAACTCAATCTAGTTTCCAAATTGGTGAAAAAGTAGCGGTAAAATCCTCTAGCGGTGCATTTGTATTACAAGATTTAAAAGTTACCGATTTTAGATCTAACAAAATTAAGATATTAGGTCAATATGAATTGGTTGTTGGTGATGTAATTAAGGGACAATTGTCGGGTTCCATATCACAAATTCAATATTTTTCCCCAAATAGAGGTAGATTTGAAACTGATTATTCATTGAGAAAAGATTTTGGTTGGAATAATGATATTGGGAAGTTAAACGAGGATTATCAGGTAATACCAAATAATGATTACTATCAAAACCTCTCATATACAATTAAGAGCCCTATAGAATATGAAACCTTAATCAATCCAGTAAATAGACTTCTCCACACAAGTGGAATGAAAAATTTTGCGGATACTCAAGTATCAAGCTCTTCTACATTACCTATTACTTCAGTAGATGTTTCAAGTATTACATTAATTGATCTTATTAGTGAAGAAAGAGTTGATGAAGTTAAGAATCTGGATTTAGTTATTGATGTTGATGTTGTTACATCTGGAACACAAACAAAATCAAAATATATTAAATTTAAAAATAAAAAACTTTCAGATTACATTGAATGTAGGACAAATAGAGTTCTTTTAATAGATGATATCTCAACTCAGTTTTCTAATAATAATTTAAACGAATCTGGATATTCTGATTTGTATAATTACAATGAAACATATGGTAGATTCTTAGTTCAGATTAAAGATACAAATGAACGTTTTACTCAATTAACTGAATTGGTTGTTCTTTATACTGATAGTCAGGTTTTAGTTGAAGGTATTAAAGACGCCCAAACATTTACCTTAGAAAAAGGAACTTTGAGTAGTAAGGGAACATCTCTAGGAAATTTGGATGGAAATATAGATCAGTTTGACAATTTAACTTTGAGATTCATTCCAGTATCCAAGTTTGTTGATGATTATGACATCAAGATTTTAGTTAATAAGTTTAATACTGTAGTTGGTGGTGGAAGCAGTATTAATGATTTTGGATCTGTGAAGTTATATTCTGGATCTAAGAGTGTTGGTGCAGGAACATCAGAGACCATAATCCAATTTAATTCCTCCGTAACAAATGGGTTCCACGGAACTATTCATGTTCTCGATCTGGATAATAATGAAATGAATTATTATGAGGTTTATTCATATACAGATGGATCTGATGTGTATATGTCAGAATTCTATTTTGATAACCAAAAAGCAACGACCAATAATTCAACAAATACTCTGGGAACATTTACTTCATACCTTTCTGGGGGAGTTCTTAAACTAGATTTCAATAATACTCTAAAATCAACAAACAAACTAGTAAGATCTAGGATAGTTGGATTTGGTTCAACATCTCTTGGAATTGGAACATATAGATTTGCTTTACCAGGTCAATCGCAAGAAAGAAGTGTTAGGTATGATTCTAGTGTCGTACATTCCGTTGGATCAGCATCAACAACAGTAGTTGGTGTTGCTAGTGATGTAATTTCTGCAATCAAATCTTATGTACAAGTATCCATAGGAAATACATCTGCTATTCATCAAGTAATGATGATGCATGATACTAGAGACATTTATGTCCTACAATATCCATTTTTATCGATTGGTTCTACATCTGGTATTGGGACCTTTGGTGGAGAATATGTTAGTGATTTGGTTAGGCTCAATTTCTATCCAGATTCAAATATTTCTGGAATTGTAACTATCACCTCATTTAATGAGAAAATATATTCATATACTGATAGGGCAAACAAGGCACCCGATTTTGTCTATGGACCAGAAACTGATTCTGTAGTTCTTTCAGAGTACAATGGGACTCAAGGTGATAGAATTAATAGACTGGATTTTAATATTGCATACCAAGGATATCCAATTTTCAGCAAGACTTTTGATCCTGGAGATTCTAATCAACTAAGTCTCTCAACAGGTATTTTTACAATTAAAAATCATTTCTTCCAAACAAATGAAAAATTAAACTATAAGGAAGGATCAACTTTTGTTGGATTATCTGCAATTTCAGTTGGAATTGGATCAACCCTTACTGGTGGTACTATAGTTACTGGAGACTTTTTATCTGGATTTTCAACAATCACTGGTATCAGTACCTCAACTGGGTTGACAGTGGGTCAAACAGTTATTGGACCTGGAGTACAGAATAATTCAGTAATTGTAAGTATCGGACAAACATTTGGGTGGTTCCGTGGAAATGTTTCTTCGGGATCTACAGTTATTACTGGAGTTGCTAATACTACAATTATGGTTGTTGGATCTGGAATTTTTTCTGGAAATGGATCTTCTCTTGGAACATTAATTTCTATCGGCATTAATTCAATTACTGCAAGTGCTACTTTACCAGTTGGAACTGCTGTAACTTATTATATTGATGCTCTTGGTGTGGGGGTATCACTATCTAACGTTTCTACAGGAACAACATTTAGGCAAAATTATACCACTGGTATTTTAACTAGCACATGTCCTTCTACAGTTTATGCAATTAAATTAGATAATGATAGATTTAAACTAACTGGCACGTTTGGATCTGGAATTGGATTTACATTCACTTCTTCTGGTAGTGGTAACGCACACAAACTAACAATGGATAAGAGATTGGAAAAATCTCTGATTTCTATCGACAATGTCAACCAATATCCACTTTCATACACACCATTAAATTACCAATTATCCAATAATGGGGGACAGATTGGTGCTGCAAATACAATATTTGGTATTAGTGGAATCAGTTCTATTCGTGTAAATGATGTTCTCAAAATTGATAATGAATTTATGAAGATCATTTCCTTTGGATATGGATCTAGTACTATTGGACCTATTAGTGGAATTGGAACTTATCTATTAATGGGAGTTCAAAGAGGTTTTTCTGGAACAATAGCAACTTCTCATTTAGATAATGCATCTACCAGAGTCTTTAGAGGAGCATATAACATTGAAGACAGCACACTCTATTTTACTGCTGCTCCTTTGGGTTCTGGAGTAAATGTCTTAGATAGCAGTAATTTGAAGAGACCAGTTTCTAAATTTGATGGTAGGGTTTACCTCAGAAAAAATTATACTACAAATAAAATTTATGATGATATTTCCGACCAATTCACAGGAATAGGTCAAACATTTAAGTTACAAAGCCAAGGAAATTCAACAACTGGTGTTGAGGCTGGAAATGGAATTCTATATGTAAATGAAATTTTCCAAACACCAACTACTGGCAATAATGCTGGAAATAACTATGCATTGCAAGAAACATCTGGAAATACTAATGTTATTTTTACTGGAATTACTTCCAGTGATGGTTCTGTTGTAAAATCTTTGGTTGACGTTAACCAAAATCAATTGCCAAGAGGGGGAATTATTGTTTCCCTCGGATCAACTCCTGGTTTAGGATATGCTGGACTTAAAGGAGCTCAGGTTGGGGTTATAACTGGGGCAGGTGGACAAATTACTGGAATCATTGGGATTGGTACTACAGGAGCATATAATTCCTTAACTGGATTTGATTATAATAAAACTACAGGAATTTCTACTGTTTCTACAACATCTCCTCACGGATTATTATATAATGATAGTATTTCCTTTAGAAATATTAAATTTGAATGTCCTGATGGATATGCTGGATTCTCTACAGTTGGAATTAGTAGCCTATTTTACAGTAATGTAAGTGGATTTATGACAGTGACGACAAGTTCGCCACATAAATTAGCAACTGGAATGAATATTAGATTGAGAAATCTCGAATTCTCCTGCTCTGGAACATATGGAATTACTACATCAATATTCCCAGATGGAACTCAGGGATATATCTTTACCGTTGCTTCTATAGTTGGACTAAACACATTTGGAGTTAATGTTGGAACAAGTACAATAGGACATAATTATGTTAAGGGGGGAACAATAGAATCGGGTATTACTACCAATATATTCCCAGATTCTAGAGGAATACCATTCAGCATAAGTAATTTCCAATATGACAAAACCAGTGGTGTTTCAACCATAACATTTAACAATAACCACAACTTTAAATTGTCCGACACAATTAAAGTTGTTAATGCTAAATTTGATTGCCCCATTTCTGCTGGAACAACAATTGGAATTACATCTTCCCAGTATAGCAAAACAACTGGAATTCTTACAGTAACTACTGCTACACCTCATGGACTTGGAGTTGGTGGAACAACGAGAATATTTGACATGAATTTTTCTTGCCCATCTGGAAGCTCTGGGATTACAACAACCGTTTTCCCTGACGGATCGAGAGGATATTTCTTCCCTGTAAATCTTGTAGGATTCCCAACACAATTTACAACAAATGTTGGTACATCCACAATTACACATGACTATGTAAATGGTGGGTATATACAGATTGGAGTCACTACGGATCGTTTCCCAGATAGAGGTAAGAATTTAACTATCGTAAGTATTCCAAGTGCAAATCAAATTATTACTAATGTTGGAGTCTCAACAATTACTCATGATTATGTTAGTGATGGTTATGCATATGCAGTTAAGAGGACTGGTCCATACAGAGTCACTAGAGTACTAAATTCAACTCAATTTGAAACCAATGTTTATACGGTTGGATTCGCTCATACTTATATTAGTGGTGGTGAAGTTTCCAAATATTACAATTATCAAACAGGATCTGGATATAGGGGGGAAATTGGAATTGCAATTACTTCACCAACTGGTAATGGAGCTAATATTACTGCTTTTGCAGGAATTGGTGGTACATTAGGATTTAAGATTAATTCTTCTGGTTCTGGATATGGATTTGAAAATACTTTAGTTTCCGTTCCAGAACCATCCTATGAAAATCTCCAGATTAAGGGCGTATCCAGAGTTGGTGTTGGTAGTACAACTGATACTGGAATTGGTTTACTTCTAAGTTTAGATGTTGGAGCAGCAGCAACAACTGGAATTGGATCGGATACTTTTGAGGTTAAGAACTTTAAAATTACAAGACCTGGATATGCATTCCAATTAGGTGATGTATTCACTGCTGTTGGACTTGTAACCGCAAAAGGACTATCAAATCCAATTAATCAGTTCGAATTAACAGTTATTGATCTTTATTCAGATTCATTTGCTGCATGGCAATTTGGTGAACTCGATTTCATCGATACAATCAAACCACTACAAGATGGTATTAGAACTAGATTCCCACTACTTTATAACGGTCAATTATTGAGTTTTGAAATTAATAGAAATGATCCAGATTCATCACAAATTGATCTCAATGCTGTTTTATTAGTTTATATCAATGGCGTACCACAAACTCCAGGAGTTGCATATCAGTTTACTGGAGGAACATCATTTGTATTTACATCACCTCCAGCAGATGATGCAGACGTTGCAATTTTCTTCTATAGGGGAACAAGAAATAGTGATAGTGTATTTGTAAACGTAAATGAAACTATTAAATCTGGAGATACTGTAACCATATCTAAAAATAATGATATTAGAACAACGGTCGATCAGTATTCAAGAGTTGTATATGATATTTCTTCTGCTGACAAAATTCAAACTAATCTTTATTCAGATGCTGGTATCGATCAAACTAATTACAAACCAATAAATTGGAAAAAACAAAAATCTGATAGAATTATTGGTGGTGATTATGTTTATAAGACGAGAGATTCTTTAGAATCGGCAATTTATCCTACTGCCAAAATCATTAAGAATGTTTCATCAACAGATACTGAATTATTTGTTGATGATGCTAGATTCTTTAATTATGAAGAAAATGAATCGGCAATTCAAATTGGAGTTTTCAATGCATTACTTACAAATACCCCAATAGATCCAATCGCAGCTAAATTAACAGCAACAGTATCTGCTGCTGGAACAATTAGTTCTTTAAATATTGTTAGTGGTGGTAGTGGATATGATTCTGGTACGGCAATTATTAAAATCGCAGCCCCTAGGGCAATTGGTGTAGGTGTTGGCACAACAGCTGTTGCTTTAGCAACGGTTCTTAATGGATCTATTACAAATGCATCTATATCTAATGGGGGATTTGGATACTTACAAGCAGTACCTCCAGCAGTTCTTGCATCAGTTGATAAGGCATCTTATGAAGATATTGGAAATATTTCTGGCGTTTTAGGATTCTCTGGCATTATAACAGGAATTACAACAACATCTGGAATAGGTGGACATCCTCTAGCATTAAAATTATTCTTGAAAGCAGATTCATTCAATTCATTATTGGTAAATTATCCAATTTACGTTTTTGACACCACTGTTGGAAAAGGAATAACTTCTGTCGATGGTGGTAATTCTTCTGTTGTTGGTGTTGGAACTACGTATGCTGATAATGTTTATTATATCCACTCAATAACACCTTTTGGATCTAATGCTGAGGTCATCACAAACATTAATAGTAATACCTCAGTTGTTGGACTAGCAACTACTGGATCTATTACCAATCCCGTTGGTAAATTCTCCTGGGGTAGATTTAGTGGATTTACCAGAGGTTCTACAGCACTTTCAATTGGTGTAACGGGTCTCTCTGTTAGTTCTGGTCTTTCATCTTTCCCAACAATTCAGAGGAGAGGATTTGGATTAAGAGATCATGGTGGATTGAGAAAGATACTTGTTTAAGAATACGCATAAATATAGAAAAAAGACATTAATATGGCCGCAATTGTAACCGATCAGTTCAGAATACTAAACGCTAGTAATTTTATTGATTCAGTTGCTGATCAAAATAATTCTTATTATGTTTTTGTTGGGCTACCAAATCCCACTCAAGTTGGGTTTGGTAGAACTTCAGATTGGAACACCAATGTTTTGGATCCTGTAGACAACTTTAATTATGCAAATCATGCAACTGATACAATGCTCTTTGGGAAGAAAGTAACACTTTCCAATGTGAAGAGAATTGTAAGAAGAGTTGATTGGACTCAGGGAACAAGATATGAAATGTATCGCCATGATTACAGTATTAACTCACCTTCACCAGTTACACAATCATCTCGTCTATATGATGCTAATTATTATGTATTAAACGCAGACTATAGAGTCTATATTTGTATAGACAATGGATCTTCTGGAATTAATACTTCAGGAAATGCTTCTCAAGACCAACCAGTATTTACTGATCTGGAACCATCCAAGGCTGGAGAAAGTGGGGATGGTTATATTTGGAAATACTTATTTACGGTTTCTCCTAGCGACATTATTAAATTCGATTCAACAGATTATATTTGTGTTCCAAATGATTGGTCGAATTCTACTGATGCTCAAATTCAAGCAATTAGAGATAATGGAGATTCTTCAGTAAATGAAAATCAAATAAAAAAAGTTTATATTGAAAGGCAGGGTGAAAATTATTCTAGTGGATTGGGTCAGGAAGTAAATATTGTTGGTGATGGAACTGGTGCAAAAGTTGTTATTGATGTCGTAAGTGGAAAAATTACAAATGCTGTAGTTTCTTCTGGTGGGAAAGGGTATACTTATGGAATGGTTGATCTTGGAACACTTAACTCCAATGTAATTCCAGCAAAATCCGCAAATTTAATTCCAATTATACCACCTTCAAAGGGACATGGATATGATCTTTATAAAGAATTGGGAACTGATAGGATTTTAGTTTATGCAAGATTTGATGATTCGACTAAAGACTTCCCAATTGATACGAAATTTGCTGAGATTGGATTGTTAAAAAATCCAACTTCAATTGGAGCAACAAATGCTTACATTGAAAACCAATTCTCATCTCTTTACGCACTCAAATTTGGAACAACAAGTGGATCTTTAAGTGTTGGTGACGTAATTAGTCAACCAGTATCTGGGGGAGTGGCAATTGGATATGTTGCATCATATGATACTGAAACTAAAGTTGTTAAATATATTAGAGATAGATCTTTATTTTTCAACTCAACCTCTTTAGATCAAACAGATTATGTTGGAGTAACAACTAGTGCCAAGGTTTTTAACTTTGAATCTTCTTCAACAAGTGTAACTTCAAATAGTGGTTTTTCTGCATCTGTTGATTTGAATTTTACTGGTATCACCACAAATCCAACTGGCAATAAAGTTATTAATCTTGGATCATATTTTACAAGTGGGGTTGCACAACCAGAAATAAATAAAACATCTGGTGACATAATTTATTTGGACAATCGTCCCTTGATCTCAAGAAACTCTAGACAAAAAGAAGACGTTAAAATTATCCTGGAATTTTAAAAAATGCCACAGAAAACGAATCTCAATATTAATCCCTATTATGATGACTTTGATAAGTATAATAATTTCTATAGGGTATTATTTAAACCAGGATATCCTGTTCAGGCTAGAGAACTAACAACATTACAATCTATTCTTCAGAATCAGGTTGAATCGTTTGGTAGTCATATTTTTAAAGAAGGGTCAATGGTAATTCCTGGAGGAATTACTTATGATTTAAATTATTATGCTATCAAAATTAATCCAGATCATTTAGGTATTGATGTTTCACTTTATATTGATAAATTAGTTGGAGTAACTCTCGAAGGTCAGTCATCTGGGGTGACTGCAACTGTCTTGGGATACTTACTCCCACCAGATCTTGGAGTAGAAACTCCAACTTTATATGTAAAATACCGTAATTCAAATAATGACGCAGTATTTGATACCTTTAACGATAAAGAGGTATTAATTGCCCAATCAACTATAACTTATGGTAATACCTCAATTAATTCTGGCGATACTTTAGCTACGGTATTCCCCCTAAACGCTTCAGCAATTGGTTCTAGAGTTAATTTAGCGGCGGGAGTCTATTTTATTAGGGGAACATTCGTTGATGTTGAAAGTTCCTCAGTAATTCTTGATCCATATGAAAATACACCATCGTATAGAGTTGGATTAACTATCCTAGAGGAAATTGTAAGCGCATCAGATGATAACTCATTATATGACAATGCTAAAGGATTTTCAAACTATGCTGCTCCAGGAGCTGATAGATTAAAAATTAGTGCTATTTTATCTAAAAAATCATTGACAGATTTTGATGATAAAAGTTTTGTTGAGTTAATTAGATTAGATAATGGTGAAGTTAAGAAATTACAAGATAAAACACAATATTCATTAATCAAAGATTATTTTGCCAAAAGAACTTTTGAAGAATCTGGTGATTATTCAATTGATAATTTCAAAGTTGAAGTAACCAATTCATTAAATGATAGAATTTCCAGTAGTGGAATTTATTTAGAAAATCAAAAAACTGATTCTGGAAATGCACCATCAGATAGTTTGATGTGTGTTAAAGTTTCTCCTGGAAAAGCTTATGTTCGTGGATTTGACATTGAAACTGTCAGCACAACTATTCTAGATGTCGATAAACCAAGAGATACAAAAACAGTTTCTTCAGCTTTAGTGCCATTTGAACTTGGAAGTTTAGTAAGAGTTAATAATGTTTATGGAGCACCTTTTGTAGGAATAAACAATAATAATAGTATCGTTTATTTACAAAATAGAAGAAAAGAAACAAATACTGTAGGTAGTGGAACAACTATAGGTCAAGCAAGAGTTTATACTTATAATTTAACGGAATCGCCATATACACAACCATCTACTCAATGGGATTTGTACCTTTTTGATATTCAAACTTATACTGTTATCACACTCAATACTTCACTTACCCCCCAACAATGCCCCCAATCTTCTTTTATTAGGGGTGCAAGTAGCGGTGCTTCAGGATATGTTGCAGATTCAAATACTGCTTCAACCATTACTCTACTTCAAACATCGGGAGCATTTATTGCAGGGGAACAAATTTTAATAAATGAATCTACGGAATTTAGTAGATCAATTCAAAGTGTTAAGGCATATAATGCCGATGACATAAAATCAGTATATCAAAATAGTACTGGAATAACTTCTAAATTAAAAACTACCTTCACTGCAGATCTTGTCTTACAAAAATCAGTTCCTGCAGGTTTTAATGTAACTGATTCTATTTTTATTGATAATACTGGTATTGCAACTTGTGCTGGGAAGTCTTTCCTAGGAATCAGAAGTGATGCAATCATTCGTTATCAACGTCCAGGAATTGGAACGGAAACATACAGTAGAGTTCAGTATGTTTCATCCGATGGGTTTACAATGAAACTAGTTGGTATCAGCAGTGTTGCCAATGTATGTAATGGTGATATCCCCGTTGGAGTAACAAGCACATTTAATGGTGCATTTAGAATAGGTGTCCCCAAAATAAAACAAAATGATGAGGCATCTCTTTATGCAAGACTTACAAGTAAAGATATTGCAACCGTAAATTTAGGTAGTTCAAATATACTAATTAATAATCAACTTACAGAACAATCAACATCAGCATCGGGATCTCTTGTTGTCAATGTAAATGCAACTGGAATTAGTAGTGCATTTTTTGAAGCTTTTGATTATGATAGATATTCGGTTATCTATAATGATGGTGTAATAGAATCTTTAAGATCAGATCAATTTATTTTAGATGTCGGTGGAACACAACTTACAATTAATGGTCTAAGAGTAAGCCAAACAAATAATGTTACACTCAATACAACTGTAAGAAAAATTTCAGTTACAAATAAAGTAAAACAATTCTTAAGAAGTCAAAAGTTAGATATAGTCAGAACTGTTTCGGCAGCATCAACTGCTCTAACTGGTTTATCTACTAATCCTTATTATGGAGTAAGAGTTGAAGATAAAGAAATTTCTTTAAATATACCTGATGTTGCAAATGTCATTGCGGTTTATGAATCATTAGACCAAAATGCACCCATTTTAGATAAATTAACTTTTGTTTCTGGTTTAAATTTAGATACAGCAACAATTTTGGGTGAAAAAATTGTTGGAAGTACCAGTGGCGCAATCGCCCAATTGGCAACTAGAGTTTCTGGTGTAAGCGGCACACAGGTTGAATTTGTTTATCTCAACAATTCTAAATTCCAAGTTGGCGAATTAGCAACCTTTAAAGAATCGAATATTACTGCAAACATTCAGGGAATTATACCAGGAACATATTTAAATATTACAGATAGATATACATTAGATAAAGGTCAGAAGGAGCAATATTACGATTATTCAAAAATAGTAAGAAAAACTGGTTCAGCAGATCCAAAGAGAAGACTTCTTGCAATTTATAATAGGTATGATGTCCCAACAAATGACACTGGGGATGTATTCACTGTAAATTCTTATCCTTCAGAAAGATATACAAGTGATATTCCTCTCCTATTAAATGAAACTGTGAGGGCATCCGATACTCTCGATTTTAGACCAAGAGTATCGGATTTCAATACTTATAGTTCTTCACCATTTGCATTTACTTCAAGAACATTTGGAAATGCTGCGTCAAACACTACACCAGTGTTAACTCCAAATGAAAGTACTTTAATTGGATATTCTTATTATTTACCAAGAATTGATAAAATTGTTTTAAACCGAAGTGGAGAATTTACTTATCTAAAAGGAAATTCGGCATTAAATCCAAAAGCCCCTTTAAATGCTGAAGAGGCAATGGAAATTGCAACTATTACATTGCCAGCATACTTATATTATCCAAAAGATGCTTCAATATCTTTGGTTGATAATAGAAGATATACAATGAGAGATATTGGAAAACTTGAGGATAGAATTGAAAATCTAGAAAAAGTAACTTCACTATCCCTACTTGAAGTAGACACCAAAACTTTACAAATTCAAGACGCAGATGGACTAAGCAGATTTAAGTCTGGATTTTTTGTTGATGACTTTAAAGATAATAATTTGATTGATAAATCTTCAAAGACAGATATTAACTTAACAACCACAGAATTGGTTGTTCCAACAGATCTGTATTCATTAAAGGCGGAAATTGCTTTAAATTCAAGTTTAAATCAATCAACATCCGATTTTAGTACTGATCTCGCTCTCCTTGATCCAAATGTTAGAAAAACAGGAGATCTGATTACTCTTAATTATCAAGAAAAAGGATGGATTGAACAACCACTAGCATCTAGAGTTGAAAATGTCAATCCATTTAATATGATTGAATTTGTTGGTACAGTTGTTCTTAGACCATCTTCTGATAGTTGGGTAAGAAATGTATATGTTCCTGGAAATACAAGACAGATAACTGGTGGGTCAGACTATGAATATATTGAAAATATTAAAATTTCTACCGAACCAGAACAATGGATGAGATCGAGAAACGTTGAGTTTCTCTCTGGAGGTTTAAAACCATTAACAACATATTATACATTTTTAGATGGTGCTAGCAATATTGATGTTATTCCTAAAATTTTAGAAATTCAAATGAATTCTGGAGTTTTCCAAATTGGTGAAGATGTTGAAGGTTTCATTGGTGCTACAAAAATTATTACATTTAGAGTTGCAAAACCAAATCATAAGGTAGGACAATATGATGACCCATCAAGATCATATCAAATTAATCCTTATGGTGGCGGAACTGCAAGTACACAACAAACTTTACCAGATACATATTCGGCATCATCCACAGTATTAACCGTTGATACTGCATCATTAGCATCAGAAGCTCAGGGTAAATATTCTGGTTATGTAATTCAAAATGCTGTTCTTGTTGGAAAAACTAGTAAAGCACAAGCAAAAATTGCAAATGTTCGTTTGAAATCGGACAATTTGGGGGATCTTCTCGGATGTTTCTTCTTGAGAGATCCACTAACAAATCCACCACCAACTATTAGAATAGGAACAGGAATTAAAACCTTCAAAATTACATCAAGTTTAACTAATGAAACTCCACTTCCTGGAAGCCTCTTAATTAGTAGTGGTGAAACAACGTATACTTCAACTGGAATTGTTGATACTTATAGGCAGGATACTGTTGTTGTTAGAAGACCACCCCCACCACCACCAAGAGGTAAGGGTAAAGATCCTCTAGCACAGACATTTACAGTTGATGAAACAGGAGCATTTTTAACATCGGTAGATCTTTTCTTTGCAAGTAAAGATCCAATTGAAAAGTGTTATGTTCAAGTTAGAACTGTTGAACTAGGTACTCCAACAAATCAAACAGTTCAAAACTTTGCTGGTCAAGTATTGGAACCAAGTCAGGTTGCAATTTCGACAAATGCTTCGGTAGCAACTAGAGTTACTTTCCCATCTCCAATTTATTTGGAACCAAGACAAGAATATGCAATTGTAGTTCTTGCCCCATCAACAAATAATTATGAACTATGGATTGCTAGAATGGGAGAAAAAACAATTAACTCCCAATTCTTACCAGATGCGGAAAGTGTAATCGTTACCAAACAATATACTGGGGGAAGTCTATTCCGTTCACAAAATGGAACTATCTGGACTGCAAACCAATTTGAAGATATGAAGTTTAAATTATACAAGGCAAACTTTACTTCATCGGATGGTACTGCATATTTTTACAATCCAGAATTAGGATCTGATGACAATAATGTTCCTATTTTACTTCCAAACCCAATTAAAACTTTACCAAGAAAACTGAAGGTAGGAATTACTACAACAGTTGGTAATATCCTTAGCAATGTTTTAGTTCCTGGAGTTAAAGTTAGCTCTGGAACTCAACCAGGACCTGTTGGATATATTGAAAAAATTGGTGGAAATGTTTTTGGAAATCCATCAATTACCAATGCTGGTATTGGATATAGTTCTTCTGGAACATTCAATAATGTCCCACTCTATAGTATTACAGGATCTGGAAATGGGGCAACTGCAAATATTGTATTTGCTTCAAATAAAGTAAGTTCCGTTGCAATTGCAAGTACTGGTACTGGATATGTTGTTGGTGATGTTCTGGGCGTAACTACCAGTTCAGTAGTCAAAGGATCTGGAGCTAGATTATCAGTTTCTACAATCCAAGGTATTGACACCCTTTATCTAACAAATGTTCAAGGAGAAACATTTACGACTGGAGATCCATTAGTTTACTATTCTGGATCTACTTCAACATCATTGGGAAGTACTGTAATTAGAGGAACAACTTCATTAATTAATGAATTAAATGATGGAAAGACTTTTGAAATTACCCAATTTGGGCACTCAATGCATTCTCCAAATAATATTGTAGAAATACAAGGAGTAGAACCAAATACAGTTCCTACAACATTATCCTCCGCAATCTCTTCCACTGAGACTACTATTTCTATTGCAAGTACGATAGGTCTTAATAACTTTGAAGGAATTAGTACAAGTCAAGGATATGTTAAAATTAATAATGAAATTTTATACTACACCTCAATTACTGCTGGCGGCGCTGGCGCAGGTTCTTTAGGAATTAGTAGTAGAGGAATTGATGGATCTGCAATTAGATCTCATGATATTAATGATCTCGTTTATAAGTACGAACTTAATGGAGTTTCATTAACTAAAATTAATAAAATTCACAATTTACCAACTGATGCTGCTCCAAAATCTGCAAATGATATGGATAAGTATTATCTACAAATTGATAGATCAGTTCGTTCTACTGGAAACACACAATTAAGTTTCTCTCAAGAGTCACAAATTGGTGGAAATAATGCTAAAGTCTCTAGAAATTTCCAATATGATGGGATTTCTCCACAATTTAATGTTATTGCCCCAGGGCAAGCAACATCAATTTCGGCACAAATGAGAACGGTTTCTGGAACAAGTGCTGGTGGATCTGAAGTTTCTTTCCAAGATCAAGGATTTGAACCAGTACAACTTAATCAGGTTAATTTCTTACCAACAACTAGAATTGTATGTTCGAAAGTTAATGAGACTACTAGATTAACAAATATTCCAAGGAATAAATCTTTGACATTTGGAATTAGAATGCAAACAACTGATCCAAATCTTTCTCCAGTAATTGATACACAAAATAGTGTATTCACTTTACGCAGAAGTAGACTTAATAGACCAATTTCAGATTACGTTCTAGATGGTAGAGTAAATTCTATAGATCAGGACCCACATTCTGCGGTATATATTTCAAATAAGGTCGATCTTGCACAACCAGCAACTTCGTTGAAAGTGATTGTTTCTGCATATAGAAATGCATCTGCAGATTTTAGGGTTCTTTATAGACTATTCCAATCAGATTCAAGTGGAGTTGAACCTTCTTATGAGTTATTCCCAGGATATGATAATCTAATTGATACTAATGGTGACGGATATGGGGATTCAATTATCGATAATAATTTAAATAATGGAAAACCTGACGCATTTGTCAAATCAAGCAAAGATAATCAATTCTTCGATTATCAATTTACAATAGATCAATTATCGCCATTTATTGGATATCAAATTAAAATTGTAATGAACGGAACAAATGAAGCTCTCCCACCAAGATTTAAAGATCTAAGGACGATTGCATTAGCTTGATATGAGTGATATGATTAGGGTTGAAGGTCACAAAAATCTTTACCGAGATGAGGAATCTGGCGCTATTTTAAATACGGATAGCGTCGGATATTCCGAATATATTAAACAAAGGGAGATTAGGAAAAGGGAAAGAGGGGAGATTAAAAATTTAAAAAATGAAATTTCTGAGATAAAATCCCTGTTAAGAGAATTATTAGATAGACAGTAGTAAATATAAATAAATATAGACTTTGACTGTTATAGATGGCAGCTGTATACGTCAGCAATATTGTAATTAATGCTGGAACTGATTTTAGTCAAATTTTTTCACTTGAAGATAATAGTTCAAATTCTTATTTGAATTTGACAACTTATTCAATGAGTGCTCAGATGAGGAAATGGTCTGGAAGTAGTTCTTCCGTTGTGTTTTCTACATCTATTTTTGACCCTGCTGCAGGAAATGTGAAAATATCCTTAGGTTCGACAATTACAACTTCATTAAAACCTGGAAGATATGTATATGATGTAATTATTACTAATGCTTCAACTGGAATAAAAACTCGTGTTATAGAAGGTATGGCCCTTGTTAGAGAAGGAGTTACCCGATAATGGAAGACGTTAGAGTTAAAGTTACTCAACAAAATGCCATTAAGATTGCTGTTGGACAACAAAATGCAATTAAAGTTGTTTCGTCTATTGCTGGAGCTATTTCAGGGGGAACTCTCTCTGCATTGAGTGATGTAAATGCTTCAACCCTTTCCAATGGAATGGTACTTGTTTATAATGAAACGACTCAAAAATGGGACGCTACTTTAGAATTAACGCCAGGAATTACGCAGAATTTAGACATTAACGGAGGTAGCTTCTGATGGCAAGCATCATTAGGGTCAAAAGATCTACAGGTACTAATATACCAGGAACATTACAATGGGGTGAATTAGCCTATGTAACTGGCATTGGTAGTTATGGTGGTTTAAACCAATATAAGGATAGAGTTTTTATTGGAGATGACGGATCCAATGTTCTAGCCATAGGTGGACGTTATTATACATCTATGATGGAGCATTCTCCAGGTAATTTGACTGGAGTTACAAATACAAGAAATAGTGATGGTGGTATTGTTGCTGTTCTTGATAGCAACAGAAAAATTGATGAATGGAATGTAGATAATCTCAAACTTGATACAAATATTTTATCCAGCACCAATGTTAATGGTGACATCATTATTGATCCAAATGGAACTGGCAATTTCATTTTTACTGGTGGAAGCTCACAGAGATTTAAAATAAATGATGGAACGATTGATCGTTTTGTCGTTGATACAATTACTGGATCTGCAATTTATAACCAAGGGACACTAACGGGGAATGCCCCAACAGTTAATTCTTGGGCCACCTGGAACAATGCTGGTATTGCATTTACTGGTATAGTTTTCAATGCAACAAACACGGCATCTGCAAACGGGTCTAGCCTACTTAGATTGATTGCTAACGGAGAAGATGTGTTCTCTGTTGGTGTAAACGGAATCACCACAACTACAGGTATTGGTACTGTTGTTTCGGGAAATGGTGGTCCTGGCAACTTCTTCGTTCAAAATCTATTAAGTGCTCAGACTACAACAACTCAAAATTTAAACGTTTTAAGTTCATTCAATCTTATTGGTATTACATCATTTACTGGTAGAATTAATCAAACTGGTTTATTCTACAATCAGGGTGGCGCTGTTATTGATAACGTTGCGATTTCTTCAAACGTAATTTCAACAAAATCAGGCGCTGGCAACCAACTTTTTATCGACCCATTCCCCGATGGGTTGAGTAATGAAGGAACTGTTATTATTAAAGGTGATTTGCAAGTTGATGGTACTACAATTACTGTTAACTCAACTAATGCTACAGTTAACGAACCAATTCTAAAACTTGGTGATGTTACAACTGAGAGAGTTGTAATGTCCCCAGCTCTTGCTGGCGTCAATACAATTAGACTTGATTCCGTTGTTGGATTAAATACAAATGACGTTGTAAGTGGATCAATTGCATTATCCGCACAAGGTTTATCCACTATTACTTCAGTTGATTCTACTAATAAAATTATTACGATTGAAAATAATTTATCAGTTGGTGGAATCTCAACAACAACTAAATTGATAATTACCACTGGATATGATACAAACACTGATCGTGGTATTTCATATAGTTACAATACGGGTATTGGAACAGCATCGAATAAACTTGGATTCTTTGGTTATGATGATAGCAGTGGATATTGGACTTATATTCCAGATGCCACAAATACTAATAGTGTTATTGGTGGCGTTAAGGGAACCCTTGATGTTGGTGCAATCTATCTCGACTGGGCTGTTTCTGGTATACATACAAGAGGTGCTCTGTATTTTAACTCTGCTGGTAAAATTATCAGTACAAATGAACCAGAGGTTGGTTATGCAACAACTTCAAACTATGTTCTAACTACAGATGCATCAAACGTACCTGTTTGGACTAATACATTAGATGGAGGAACTTTCTAGGATGGATAGTGAAATTGATGTGAATTTTTTGGTAGGCATTTATAATCAAAGATTAAATGCAATGACTAGTCAAAATATTCTTTTAGAAGCAAAAATCCAATCAATGCTTAAGCAATTTGAGGAAGATAAGAATAAACTTCTAATGGCAAATTTGGAATTACAAAGAAAAGTTGATATTTTAACCCCTGAAAAACCAACAGCAACAAATAAAGTTAAAAGAAGCGATTATACTGAGGAGGGATAATGGCAAAACCAAGTACCAGGCAAGAACTTATTGATTATTGTTTAAGGAAACTTGGTGCGCCAGTCCTTGAAATCAATGTTGATGATGATCAAATTGATGACTTAGTTGATGATGCCTTACAATATTTTAATGAAAGGCATTTTGATGGTGTCGAAAGAATGTATCTCAAATATAAAATCACTCAGGCAGATATTGATAGATGTAGAGCAAAAAATACCGATGGAGTGGGAGTTGTAACGACAACTGCTTCAGCAACTATTGCAGGGTATGGAACGACTAATTTTACTTGGTATGAAAATTCTAACTTTATTCAAGTTCCAGATTCTGTAATTGGTATTGAAAAGATTTTTAAATTTGATACTAGTTCAATTTCTGGTGGAATGTTTAGTATCAAATATCAATTATTTTTGAATGATCTCTATTATTTCAATTCGGTTGAATTATTGCAATATGCAATGGTAAAGAGTTATTTGGAAGATATTGATTTTCTACTTTCCCCTGATAAACAAGTTAGATTCAATAAAAGACAAAATAGATTATATATTGATATTGATTGGGGATCTCAAGCAGCTGGCAATTTTTTAGTTCTAGAATGTTATAGAGCTTTAGATCCAAATGATTTTTCCAAAGTTTGGAATGATTCGTTTGTAAAGAAATACTTAACAGCATTAATTAAAAAACAATGGGGACAGAATCTAATTAAATTTAGAGGAGTTAAATTACCAGGTGGTATTGAACTGAATGGTAGAGAAATTTATGAAGATGCTCTAAAAGAATTGGATGACATTAAGTCTGTAATGGCGAATGAATACGAACTTCCACCATACGATTTTATTGGATAATGGCACTTAATCCCTTCTTTCTTCAAGGATCTCCAGGAGAGCAAAGATTAGTTCAAGAGTTGATTAATGAACAACTCAAGATCTATGGTGTTGATGTAACATATATACCAAGAAAAATTCTCGGTACTGATCCATTATTGGGATATAATGATTTAAGAGAGGTTAATTTTTCAAAATTTGATGATAATTATAGTATAGAAGCATATGTTCAGAACTATGAAGGATATGGTGGTTCTGGTGATATCTTAACTAAGTTTGGAATGTCCTTAAGAGATGAAGTAACGTTGGTTATTTCTAGAGAAAGATATGAGGATTTTATAGCTCAATTTATCAGTGGATTACCAACGGATGAGATTATAGTATCATCAAGACCTAGAGAAGGTGATTTAATTTATTTCCCATTGGGGCAAAGATTATTTGAAGTTAAATTTGTTGAGCATGAGAATCCATTTTACCAATTGGGTAAGAACTATGTTTATGAACTTAAGTGTGAACTTTATGAATATGAAGATGAGATAATTGATACTAGTATTGAAGAGATTGATACTCTTATTAAGGATCAGGGATATATTACAACTCTTATTGTTGCTGGTCTTGGAGTAACTGCCACAGCATCAGCATCTCTTAATAGTGCAAATGGATATGTTAGAAAAATTTATTTAAATGATGATGGGACGGGATATACATCTACTCCAACTGTTAGCATTACTCCTTCAACATCGGGTTCAAATGCAACTGCTGTTGCAATAACGACTAGTAAAGGTGGAGTTCTTTCAGTATCAGAAATTTTAATAGTAAATGCTGGATCTGGATATACTAAAGAACCAACTATAACAATATCTGGAGGTGGCGGAGCAGGAGCTGCTGCAACTTGTAGTATTGAACGCAATTTTAATGGGGTACAATCAATCACATTAACAGATGCTGGATCAGGATACCCAATAGTTCCACTAATAACAATTTCAGCACCAGTTTCTATTGGAGCAGCAGCAACGGTTGGTATGGGGACAACAGGTGCTGTTGTAAGTTATACTTTAACTGCACCAGGACAAAATTACAACCCAAATAAGAACCCAGTACTAACCTTTAGCTCCGCACCACCTGGTGGATCGACATCTTCTGGATATGCTGTTGTAGGCGCTTCTGGAACCGTTACAGCGTTGATTATTACAAGTGCTGGTTATGGTTATACAGTTACCCCCACAGTAAGTATTGCAAATACATTTGCAGATAAGATTGGACTGAATACTGCCGTTGCTGTCGCATATGTAAATTCTGCTACTGGAGTTTCTGGAGTAAGAATAGTTGATCCTGGAAATGGATATACATCTACACCTACAGTCGTAATTGCTAATCCTCCAAGAATTAGGGGAATTGGTAACTATCAATTTAATGAACTCATAGTCGGACAAAATTCAAAAACTACAGGAAGAGTCAAATCTTGGGATGCAGATACCAGAATTCTCAAAGTTGGCATAAATAGTGGAACCTTTTATGCAGGAGAAGATGTTGTTGGTGCAGCATCTTCCGCAATTTATGTCGTTTCTTCATACGATCAATCTGATATCTACGATCCATATGCAGAAAATGATGAGATAGAAAATATTGCAGATCAAATTGTAGATTTTTCAGAATCAAATCCATTTGGAGTATATTAATGTTAGGAACATATTTTTATCATCAAATAATTAGAAAAACAATTGTTTCTTTTGGAACTGTATTTAATCAAATTCATATTCATCATTATGATGATTCTGGAAATAAAACAAGTGATATGCGTGTTCCTCTTGCATATGGTCCAAGGCAGAAATTTCTTGCTAGATTGGAGCAGCAACCAGAATTAAATAAACCAATTCAAATTACATTACCTAGAATGTCATTTGAAATGAATTCCTTACAATATGATGCTTCTAGAAAAACTGGAGTAACTCAGGCATTTAAGGCATCAGATGGGGCAAATATAAAAAAAGTTTTTATGCCAGTTCCATATAATATTGGAATAGAATTGAATATTTTATGCAAATTGAATGATGATGCCCTTCAAATTGTGGAGCAGATATTACCATTTTTTCAACCAGCATTCACAATTACAGTTGATCTCGTGAGTTCTATCGGAGAAAAAAGAGATATTCCAATTGTTTTAGAATCAATCAATTTTCAAGATGATTATGAGGGAGATTTTTCTACAAGAAGGGCATTAATTTATACTTTACAATTTACTGCAAAAACATATCTGTTTGGTCCAATTGCAGATACTTCGGATGGTCTCATTCGCAAAGTTCAGGTCGATCAATTTAGTTCTACTAATAGATCTACAGCTAAACGTGAAATGAGATATACTGTTACACCTAAGGCTCTTAAAGATTATAACGAAGACAATACTACTTTTGTTACTGATCCAATTAGTGACTTTACAGATACTATTCCAGTTAATGATTCATCTTTACTCCAAATTGGTAATAGAATTATTATAGATTCTGAAATAATGTTGATTAAAAATATTGCTGGAAGTAATATTGTTGTTCAGAGAGCATATGATTCAACCATATCAGCAACACATCTTGATAACTCAACTATCAATGTTATCAATGCTGCTGATGACTCACTAATCATACCAGATGATGATTTTGGATTTAATGAAAACTCTAATTATTTTTCAGATTCAAGAATTTATAGTCCAACACGTAATATAGATATTTAAGTGATATAAATTATGTCAAATATGTTTGATAATCTTGATAAGACATTTTCAACCGAAAGTGATATAGTTCCTGTCGAACATATAATACCAAAAGATATTGAGATTATTAAAAAAGATCCATCGGAAGAAATAAAAAAAGATTATGACTATACGAGAGCAAATTTATATTCATTAATTGAAAAGGGACAAGAAGCAATTAATGGAATATTAGAACTTGCTGGAGAAGGTGGAAGTCCTAGAGCATATGAAGTTGCAGGTCAACTAATCAAAAGTGTTGCAGATACTACTGATAAATTGATGGATCTTCAAAAGAAATTGAAAGATATTGAGGAAGACTCACCAAAAACTACTAGCAATGTTACCAATAATGCACTATTTGTTGGATCAACATCTGAACTTTCAAAATTACTCAAACAAGGTTTTCTAAATAATAAAGAATAAAGTTTTTTGTTACGTGCTTAGTATAAAATCCCATAAATCAGTTAAGCAGATTGCGAAGAAACATCGTATGAATGTCTCTGATATTCAGAAGCAACTTGAAATGGGTATTCCCATTGAGCACGAACATACAAAAGATAAGGTTTTAGCAACTGATATTGCTTTACAGCATTTAGATGAAATTCCAGATTATTACACTCGTTTGATTAAGATGGAAAGAGATGCTAAAAAGGAGCATAAAAAGTTTAAAGATGTGAAAGAAGGAAATCTTCATAAGTGGTTCGGAGGTTCAAAATCAGTTGATGGAAAACCTGGGTGGGTTGAAGTAATTTCAGGAGAACCATGTGCTCGTGAAGAGGGGGAAAAAGGAACCCCAAAATGCGTTTCTTCAGATAAAAGATCGAGCATGTCAAAGTTTGAAAGGATATCCGCACAGAGAAGAAAAAGTTCTGCTGATCCAAATCAACCAGAGAAATCTGGCGCATCAAAACCAACTTATGTTTCTACCGATAAACCAGAAAAGAAAATGAATGAAGAAAAGGATGTACCACAAAAAGGTAGTGGTAAAAAAGATGCTTGCTATAATAAGGTAAAATCAAGATATGATGTTTGGCCTAGTGCATATGCATCTGGAGCATTAGTCAAATGTCGTAAAGTTGGTGCTGCAAATTGGGGAACAAAATCCGAAAGTACAAATTCACTTGGATATGATTGGGATACTCCAATTCGTGAAAGAGCAGATAGATATTGCCCAAGATGCGAAAAACTTGAAAGAAGAACCGAATGTAAATATGGTCCAAGATATTGGGATACATTTTCTTTACCAGCAGAGTTGATTGGTTCAAAAAAAGAATACAATACAATAATGCCACATCCAGCAAATGAGGAGAAGGACCACGAGTATTCCATGGCTCGTTCCGAAATCTCTACAATTATTGGTGCTGCTAAAAGATTGAAGAAAAAAATGAAAGGGGAAGGTAATATTGCGGCATGGGTTCAATCAAAGATTACAAAAGCAGCAGATTATCTTGATACTGCGGCAGATTATGTTGATAGTGGCGAAATGAAAAAAGAAAGCGTATCTATTGAAGATTCCAATGGAAATCATTATGCAGAATTTATTGATATTATAAAACCTCAACCACTAAAACCAAGTAAGGGTATTGGTAGTAGATTAGTTGGGGAAGGTGCTTTGCCCTCCCCAATAGATCCATCCGCACACAAACAGGCCCAAAGAACACAAAAACTTTACAACAAAGGAACAGGTACAGATAACTCCAACGAAAAGGAAATTTTTCTAAAAAGAACTGGACCACAACTACCACTTGCAAAGAAAGAAGATAAGAAAGAACTTCAGACAGCTCACTACGATATGAAAACCTTTGGGGACTTTATGTCTGAAGCATCCGCTGCTTGGCAAAGAAAAGAGGGAAAGAATCCTGAGGGTGGTCTAAACAAAAAGGGGATTGCTTCTTACCGCAAAGAGAATCCTGGATCACGCCTCTCACTTGCGGTTACAACAGAACCATCAAAGTTAAAACCAGGTTCTAAAAAAGCAAATAGAAGAAAGTCTTTTTGCTCTCGTATGAAAGGGATGAAAGCAAAATTAACTAGTGCAAAAACTGCACGTGATCCAGATTCAAGAATAAATAAGTCATTAAGAAAGTGGAATTGTTAGTATGGACCCAAATGGTATAGAACTAAAAGATCTTACAAAAATATTCGAATATGAAAGAATTTCGAGAGAAATAGATTCTTGTGAAGATATAAAAGAATTGAGAAATATTTGCAAATGTTATGTAAAACTTTATTTCAGTCATCAAGAGACAGTGGCATCTTTAGCAGGTATGTGATAAATGACTTCAGAACTAAATGATTTCTTTAAATTATTAGCAGAAGATAAGAAAAAGAAAAAAGACGAATTTGATTCTGTAGTCGGAGACTTGGGATTAGATTCTCTTTTTGGAGAATTTGCTGCACTTAAGAAGAAAGAAAAGGAAAAGAAAGTAGAAGAGCAAAAAGAACAAGAATCTATTATAGGTGAAATTACTTTAGATTCTGTTTTTGAGGAAGTTGCTAATTTAAAAAAAGAAACGAAGAAAAAGAAGGTACAGGAACAAAAAACAGTTCAGGCATTTGAGAAATGGTTGTACTCAGAGACAACCAAAGAACAAGAACAAATTATTGAGGATGTAATTGAAGAATCTTTGGATGAAGTTCTTGAGGTATTGGAAGACCATAAGGAAGAACTGGAAGAACCAAAAGAAGAACTGATTGAAAAGTCATTAGGACTTCTTACCGAACCAAGTGATGTTAAAGTTCAACAAGACCCAATTACTCCATTAGACCAAAAGTTCGCAACACTTGATGACTTACAAAAACATTACAGCACTTTCCTTTCCCGTA